CTGAAAAGCTGGGTGTTAATAAAACTGTTGGTGGAGCTATCTTAAAAGCTGGGAAAGAAATTAAAAAAGAAATTAATGAAAACCTAAACAAAACTTCTGCCATTGATAGAACAACAGAATCTAAAACATTAGATTTTGAAGCAAGAGTTCTTCAGATCAGAGAAGACATGGACAAAGGGATTTCTGTAGGAAGGAAAGCTGCTGAAGCTTACAATCAAATGAAAGCTATTCTTAAGAATGAGCTTAAGAGAGCCGAAGCTACTTCCACTAAAACTGGATTAGGTCAGAGGTACCAGTATTCTATAGCTAAGAAAACACCATTTGAAATAACTTTATCAAGGCTAGCTGATATTCTTGAAGAGAGTAAAATGCAACAAAAAGCTGACAATATTAGGTCTTTCGTAGAAAACAAAAAGACTCTAGCTAATATTGACTTTGAAAGCACTATGCCATCAGAAGCAAAACGTGCCAAAGAAGCCACTGATAACATCAGGAAGCTTACTGACAAGTTTGCTAAAGGCGGTCTGGCTAAGAGATGAAAAAGGGAGCGCAATGCTCCCTTTATTTTTGGTGCTGGATATCTGACTTGAACAGATGACCTACCGCTTACAAGGCGGTTGCTCTACCACTGAGCTAATCCAGCTTGTTATGGTGTCCGAGAGCGGAGTCGAACCGCTACGCACAAGGCGGGAGATTTTAAGTCTCCTGTGTCTACCTATTCCACCACACGGACATGGCCTGTCCGAAGGGAATTGAACCCCTGACCCACAGCTTAGAAGGCTGTTGCTCTATCCAACTGAGCTACGGACAGTTATTTGTTCAACTTCTTCAGGTTGTCAAAGTAAGCTCTATCAAAGCCCCTCTGCCACTCTTTGCCCTGAACGCTGTCCCTGTCATACTGATTGACAAGCCAGCCATGATGGAAGGCTTTGTAGCCTTGATCAAACTGAATCTTCAGCGGTGGAAGACGCTCACTCATACTTTCTCCTTTAACTTTGCGATCTTGAGATTATAACAGTCAGATTTTACTGTGTATCCATTACTAGGGTCAACAGTTCCTTTCTGCATAAAGACGGCATCTTTAAAGTATTGCTCTTTTTCGTACACTCCCAAATACCAGCCTACAGTGAAGTCGTTCTTTACACGAACAAAACAGTAGTAGTCACAGGCTTGCTTGGTGTTGTAGTTTGCAATAGAACAGTCGTAGCTGTCAAGAGGCTTAACGCTGGTCTGCTTGGTTTTTACATCAACCTTAGTGCCATCGTCAAGAACAAGGTCATAGTCGTAGGTGTTGTTTAGCTCACCACCCAGCACTTGCTGAGCTATAGCCTCACCAATGAAGCCAGCGATGTTGCCGGCCCCATTGATGATGCTGTTCCTGAGCTTGCCCATCTCAGCAGCCTTGTCCCTAGCCTCCACCAGCATGTCCGCTGATATAGGTATTTCACGCATCAGGTCGCTCTACTTCTTCAAATTCTGCGAACTCACCAATATAAATCTTGATGAATGGCAACAGAATGATTGCACCAGTATAAGCGACCAAATCTAAGTTTTCTTTCCCAGTATCAACAAGGTGACAGATATCTTCATTGAACTCAATGTCGATGCCAATGCCCTGTCTGAATTTAATAATAATCATGCTGCTTTCCCCCAAACGTCATCCCAACTCCCTGTTGTTGCGCCTTTTGAATAATCGGTAACACGCTGCTCAAAGAAGTTGGTGTGGGAGATACCCAGCATACCATCTACCCACGGCAGAGGATTCTTCTTCACTTTGAAGATGCCTTTCATGCCCATCGAAATCAGTCTGCGATCCGCGATGTAGCGGATGTACTCTTTAACTTCTTCTTTCGTGAGCTTCTCAACTTCCAGCATGCCGAAAGCCAAATCAATGAAGCTGTCTTCAAGAGCCACCATCTCCTGAGCGATCTCTTTAATCTTGTCGGATGAAGACTCTTCAGGGTGTTGTTTGACATATTCACGATAAACTTTAATCATGCCCTCAGCATGCTGTGTCTCATCTACGATGCTCCACGCAATGATCTGACCAAGACCCCGTAGCTTACCATTACGGGCGAAGTTTAGCAACATCACAAAGCTAGAAAACAACTGCATTCCTTCACCGAAGGCAGAGATTGTTGCAATCTTTTCAGCTACAGGCGCTGTGTTAAGGCGCTGTAGGTAGTCATGCTTCTCCACCATCTCCTTGTACTCAAGGAATTCGTTGTAGGTCGATTCAGGCAGTCCCAGCGTTTCAATCAGATGGGCATACGCAGCCACATGCAGAGCCTCACGCGCAGCAAAGCCACTCATCATCATCCGCACTTCAGGCTGCTTGAATATGGGGATGTAGTGGTCATGGTAGCCGCTACCGATATCAATGTCACCCTGCACAAAGAAGCGCAGAATCTTTGTTAGAAACTCCTGCTCATCCTTGTTCAGCCGTGTCTTGTAGTCTTTGATATCTTCAATCATAGGCACTTCAGAATGAAGCCAGTGGCTCTGCTCATGCTGGAGCCATGCGTCATACGCCCAAGGAAACCTGAAGGGCTTGAATGTTGTGCGCTCTTGTGTAATGTCAGCTTTTGTTTTAACCATGATTAGCCTTCACATGCCAGACAGGTATCACCATCTGCAACTTGTTTAAGATCAATTTCTTCTTCAATCTTCTGGCGCTTGATTTGTGCACCCACCTTATCAGCCTTTTTCACCTTCTCAGAGCGAAGATAGTAGAGGCTCTTCAGTCCGCTCTTCCATGCCAAGAAGTGAACACTGTGCAGATATTTAATAGACACAGTGGCAGGGAAGAACAGGTTCAGCGATTGTCCCTGATCGATAAACTTCTGACGATCTGCTGCAAGCTCCACCAGCCAACGCTGGTCGATCTCCATAGCCGTCTTGAACACTTCCTTGATGTTATCAGGAATGTCCAGATGCTGCACAGAGCCATCGTTAGCGATGATGGATGCCCACACATCATCAGTGTCCATATCCAGCTTAGCAAGCTCAGCCTTCAGGAAACGATTCTTGTAGACAAAGGCACCGCTGAGCGTGTCCTGTCGGAATACGTTAGCCCTGTACGGCTCCACAGAAGGGCTTGTGTTGCCCATGATGAGGCTGCTAGAGGCATTGGGTGCTACTGCCGTATGGTGGCTGAAACGACGCTGTACACCACCAAGCACAGCATCAGGACAACTGCCCCTCTGATTAGAGAGAATATGATCGGCAATAAGACATTGATCGTGAATGTGCTTAAAGATTTCTTTGTTAATGATCTTCGCCATGACACCATCGATAGACACTCCATTCTTTTGCAAATAAGCATGGAACCCAAGAGTGCCGATGCCAATGCTGCGCTCCATCATCGCAGAGAACTTAGCCCTACGAATAGTATCTGGAGCGTGATCAATAAAATACTGGAGAACATTGTCCAGCATCTCCATAACATCCAGCACAAACTGTTTGTCATTCTTCCATTCGTCATAATATTCCAGATTCAACGATGACAGGCAACATACAGCAGTGCGCTGTTCGTTGGTGGGTAAGAAGATTTCTGTACACAGGTTGCTGCCATTGATCTTCAGATCACGATTGCTCAGCCATTTTGGTAGAGCTTTGTTGGCTGTGTCAAGGAAAATCAGATACGGCTCTCCTGTTTGCATACGCAAATCAAGAATCTTCTGCCACAGATATTTAGCCGATACAGTTTCAACCACTTCACCATTGGAAGGATTGACAAGGTTGAAGCTGTCATCAGCTTCGGGGTCTTTCATGCATCGCTCAAGAATCTGCATGAATTCATCAGACACATTGATGCCGTGATGCAGATTCAGTGTGCGTAGGTTTTGATCACCAGTGGGCTTACGCATCTCCAGAAACTGGATGATATCGGGGTGGTTGATATCAAGATAGGCTGCATAGCTGCCCCGACGGGTGCGCCCCTGACGATAGGCAAGAGAGCTAGCGTCATAGATTTTCAGGTGAGGCATAACACCAGTGGATTTATCGTCGCTGTTGCGGATGCCGATGTGAACACCCACACCACCGCCCATCATCGATAGCCAGTTAGTTTCAGATAAATTGTTGACAAGCCCTTCTGCACTATCATCCATGTAATTAAGAAAGCAGCTAATAGGCATGCCGCGCTTAGACCTACCAAAAGATAGAATAGGTGTACTGTAGCTAAGCCAGTGCTTACTACTGTAGTCATACAGTCGCTGAGCGTGTTCTTGATTACTTGCAAACGCGGATGAGACAAATGCAAACCTTTCTTGGGGACTTTCTTCATCTTCCCTCATGTAGCTTTCTTTGAGCCGTTGCAGCCCAAGCTCGTCAAACAGGGAATCACGGGACAGATCGGTAACAATGTTGTATTTATGCATAACACTCCAAGGGTGAAAAAGGGAGCATTGCGCTCCCATGAAATAAAGTAGATGAAGGGTAGTTATATCAAAAATTACCGATCATCGCCGCTGCCTTGGATAGTGTTACGTTTTTTACGATCCTCAAGTTTGTCGATATTCATCTGTGCAATGTCCGACAATTTATATCCCAACAGGGAACAGATACCAGAAACAAACCAGAGAACATCTCCAATCTCTTTCTGGATATGCTCAGGGTTTATCTTACCATCCCTGATGTTCTTAGCGTAGATGCTGTGCAGTTCGCCTACCTCGCCAGCCATGCCATATAGCATGTAGCCGATGTTTTTGGCAGAAGCCATAGCGGTGCTATAGGCTTTCTCTTGATATTCATCTAGAGTCATTGCTGAAACGCTTCCATTACGTTAGGGAACAATTCTGTCAACACTTCTTTACACTGCTCAGCGACAAGTCTGTGTTCTTTTTGCGTAGCAACATCACACCGAATATCGCAGTAATGGAGCCAGCTTCGTAGGGTTCCATTCATGTACATTCTACTCATGGTCAAGCCTTCTGGCAAGAGCTTTCTAGCCACTTCCTTAGCCACGCCAACAGACAGAGCCTTCTCATAGGAG